AATCTGCAATCTCTTGAATATCAAGCATTTCATCAAATACTTTTGATGGATTAGCATACACATTACGAATAATATGAGTATAAGAACGTGAATGGATTGTTTCCATAAATGTCCAAGCCATAACCAACGGTTCAAGTTCAGGCAAAGATGCTACAGGCAATAGTGTTTCAACTGGACCACGACCTTGAACAGAATCAAGTAGAATTTGTCGTTTCAAGTTGGATGTAAAGATATGCCGCTCATGTTCTGTAAGCGCACGAAAATCTGCTTTATCTTTTGATACATCAATTTCTTCTGGACGCCAGAAGAAACCCAATTGCTTATCAGTAATCTTATCTAATTCAGGATATTTTACTTGATCGTATCGAGCAATGTCAATACCTTCATCATAGAACATTGTAGATGTTAGGTGAGATTTTTGCTTTTGTTTAAAAACTGACGTCATTTATTCCTCTATCGCATATTGTTTTGCCGGTGGTAACACTTCCACCGTGATTGGTGGAAGTGGTGGTAATAATACTATTATAACAACAATATCACCAATTGTAAACATTAAATTTTACATGATTCGCAGTCTTCATCATCTACCATTTCTGTCGGCAGATCTTTAATTTCGGGGCTATCATTCCATTCGCCAGCTCCATCAAATGTATTGTTGTAATACATTTGCTTTCCACCAAACTTATAGAAAGTAATCATATCTGTAATCAAACGAGACATTGGTACTTTACCATCTTCGAAGAATTCAGGGTTATAAGAAGTATTCACAGAAATACCCTGATCGATATATTTTTGAAGAACAGCACAAAGTTTTAGATAACCATCTGGCGATCTTTGTTCCCACAGCAAATCATACTTATTTTTTAAGTGATGGTAACCAGGAACAACTTGAGCCATAACACCATCTTTTGATTGCTTATAAGATACTAGAGCACGAGGTGGTTCAATACCATTTGTTGAGTTTGAAATTTGAGCTGAAGTTTCAGCTGGCATCAAAGCCATCAATGTAGAATTACGAATACCGGTTTCTTTTAGCTGCTGGCGCAACCCGGCCCAATCCATACGCTCTTCAGGAGAAACAAGTCCATCAACTTCTTTTTTATACGTATCAATTGGTAGAATACCTTGAGAATATTTAGTTTCATTATTCTTTGGAATAGTCCCTTTTTCCATAGCAAGATCAGCAGATGCTTTGATTAAATAATAGCTCCAAGCTTCGGCGTAACGATCTACTTCTGCTAATGCACTATCATCATATTTTAAACCACGCTTAGCAAGGAAGTATGCAAGGTTAATAATACCAACTCCAAGAGGACGACGATCCATAGTAGAACGTTGAGCAGCTGGCACTGGATAGTTTTGATAATCAAGTAAAGCATCTAATGCTCTAACAGCAAGTGTACAATACTTCTCGAACTCTTTGGGATCATTAATTAGTCCCCAGTTAATAGCTGAGAGAGTACATAATGAAATTTCTCCTTCGGTATCATCTGAAGAACTTAAAGGTTTTGTTGGTAGATCTATTTCAGCACAAAGATTTGATTGATGAATAGGAGCAAGATCTGGTAAGAACGAACCATGTTCATTGGCATGATCTACGTTTTGCAAATAGATTCTACCAGTATCTTTACGTTCAGTCAAGAATTGAGAAAATACTTCCATTGCTGTAAGTGTTTTCTTACGAATAGAAGTTTTACGTTCATACATTTCATAAAGCTCTTTGAACTTATCTTGATTTGCATAAAAGGCTTCATATAGATCTGGTACTTCGTCTGGTGAGAAGAAGGTAATATTGCCACCCGTCAAAAGACGCTCATACATTAACTTATTAAATTGAAACGCGTAGTCCATTTGACGAACTCGAGTTTCTTCTGTACCTTTATTGTTTTTCAATACAACAAGATCTTCAAACTCATAGTGCCATACCGGAAGATATACAGTAGCTGCACCACCACGAACACCACCTTGTGAACATGATTTTACCGCAGCCTGAAAGTACTTAAGGAATGGAATAAGACCAGTATGAACAATAGATCCATCATTAATTTTAGAACCAATGGCACGAATAGAGCCAGCACCAATACCAATACCGGCTTTTTTAGAAATATATCTTACAATAGAGGTTGAAGTTGCATTAATAGAATCAAGGCTATCGCCGGACTCAATAAGGACACAAGAGCTAAATTGCCGCGTTGGAGTCCTAAGGCCAGCCATGATAGGAGTAGGCAAAGAAATAAAGAATTGAGAAACAGCATCGTAAAAGTCCTTTACCCATTTCATACGAGTATCACGCGGATAATCAGCAAACAGCGTAGCACCAATTAGCATATAAGCCATTTGTGGTGTTTCGTAAATTGTTTTAGTTCCACGATCTTGTACTAGATATTTGCCGCGAAATTGCTCCATTGCAACATAAGTAAAATTATCATCACGGCTATGATTAATAAACGTATCTAATGTTGTAATTTCATCTTCATTATATTTTTTCAGAATCTCAGCATCATATACTTTACGATCAACATTCTTTTTAATTAGTTCTAGTAGTGAAGATGGTTCATAGTTGCCATATACCTCTTTACGCAATTTATAGTTAACTAACCTAGCAGCTACATACTGGTAGTTTGGCGTATGTTCAGAGATAAGTTCTGCTGCTGATTTAATAAGCAACTCATGAATAGAGTAAGCTGGAATTTTATCGTATAATTGAATATTTGCTTTTAATTCAATTTCAGAAATTGAGACACCAGTAATTCCGGCTGTTGCCCATTCAAGTACTTTATGTACTTTATCAAGATTAAATGGTTCTTTATGGCCATCCCTCTTGGTAACTAAAATCGTTTGGTTCATTAAATACTCCGTTGCTTCAGAGAAAAGTTTACATGGCCAACATCGAACATGTTAGCTTACTATTTTCTATTTCTATTGGGTCTATTATATATTAGATTACGACTTTTGTAAACCGCTATTGTGCACTATCTTGCGAATTATTTTTATCCGCTGTTGCTTCTGAAGCTTCGGAGATTGCGGTTTCGTAATATACAATAAGTTGTGACTGCTGATTAATAAACCGACGGATGTCTTGAATATTAATAGCCAAACGCTCATAATCTCGTACTGGCATTGCAATGAATACCACTTCACCATAATCTTTTCTGAATTGCTCAATGAATTCTTCTAGATTTTCTTCAGTAACTACTTCAAATTTTACATCAGCCATATTGACCGGTTTTGGTCTTGGCTGAATCATAATGTTTGGACCTACATATTCAGTTACCGTTTGAATACGAGGCTCGGTGTTGAATGTACTACATCCACTACTCAGGAGTGCTACTGGAAGTAGTAGCGCCAGAGTCAACTTCGATTTGGTCAAAAACTTGTCTAGTTCCATTATTAATTCTCGTCTCAATAAGTCCTGGCTTACGTAAAGCCAAACGTGTTAAATCATGATCAGATAAAGTAGCTCGAATCTGATCAAGCCCAGCTTCAGCTTCTCTTAAATTAGCTTGAAGTTCATTGTTCAATTCCTGTTGGCGAGCGGCATCTTCTCTTAGACGGCCAATAGTAGCTTCATTAGTCTTTACAGCTTGATCTAAGATTTGCTTTTCAGCAGTTAATTGTTCAATTTTTGCTTGTGTAGAGTCATAGTAGTACTTGACACCAAAGCCAAGCCCTCCTAACAAACCCATTACAATTATTATACCATATATTTTTAGCATAGTACACTACTATTTTTTATATTTACGCTCCAACATAGCGTTAATATGTTTAAGACCTAAGGATCTTCTATACATAGAGTCAGTATCTTCTTTCTTACGCTTATCGCGCTTTTTGAAATAGATCTGATTTGCAGATGGAGTAAGGTCTATACCTCCGCCCGCTACTGCATTTGCTGCGGTCTCTCTAATGTCTTTGAAAGATTTCATCGGATAAGTTCTCCGGGATTTACTAAAATGTTTTGTTTAGTTTTTAGATGTAATACTTTATATATTGGAGCACCAAGCATATATCCTTCAGGATCAGTATCTTCAAATACTCTAACTTTAGTGCCTTTCAAAGCAATAGGTTCACCCGTAATTGGTGAAACTGCATCGTGAGCTAGTGCATAAACGCCAGGCTGTAATTGTTCACCAATCATATACCAAGTAGATTCAAACAAAGTATCATCAAAATCAATATCCATTTTTTTCAGAACATTGATAATTTCTTCTTCTGACATACCAGTTTCTTCTTTAATTAAGAATAATGCTGTTGCCCAAGAAGCCAATTTGGTTTTACCAAATGGTAGTTTACTTAATAATCTTTTGATATTGAATACAAGACGATGGAAAACTGTATATGCAGATTTCTCTTCAGAAGTTTTTAATTCACTAGTTCTTTTAATGACTTTACCTTCGTCATCAATAATGCCTAATTCGAACGCTTCTGTTTTTTCCCAAGGCGTGACAAGTAGCTTAATAAATCTATAAGCATAAAATAAGTCTGCTGTTCTAGAAACTACACCCATTAAATTTTCCTAAGTCTCTCTATTATTAATGGATCTAAAGGTACATCCATTTTTTCGGTATCTTTAATATAATGTAAGTAAATAAGCATTGGTTTAATAACAGGCCAATGCTCTTTATTTACTTTATACCATAACATCTTTACTGCAGCTTCAACACCAAATACATTTGCAAGAATAACGATATGATTTAATATTAATCTTTCTTGTAAATCATCATCATTATAGTATCTACCAAGTAATCGTTTGATGTACTTAAATCTACTTAAATCATCATAAAATTCTTCTGCATCTGTGCAGTTCGGATTCTTATAGTTATTTGCTGCATATAGGAGAAAGTTCTCCTCATTCAAACGCTCAAAAATTTTCATAAATTCCTCAATAAAATAGATATGTTGTTTTATCTATTTATTAAGCAATTTTCTCAAGTAGCTCTTCTAATAAAGCTTTTTTTGATTTACGGCGATCAATTTCAATACCATAATCTCGTGCGACACTTTCTAGTTTAGCTTTTGTAAGCTTTTTTAGCTCATCTTCTGATAGAACACCATCACCATCTTCGTCTGCACCAGTAACAGTAATCTCAATATTAGAATGAGTATCTGTAATTTCATCTTCAACTACAACTTCAACCTTTGGTTCAGAAGTTACTGTTGGAACTGGCGTAGATAAATCCAATGTAATAGTTTTTGGTTCTTCTTTTTTACGATTATTAAATTCATCGCACTGTGCTGCTGTCATACGTTGAGCTTTAAGTAGCTCTCCATTTTTACCAATGAAACCACGTGGTGTTGCGGTTGCATCTTTTAACCAATTAGGCACTGCCATAATTTATCTCCTATATTTCGTTATCAACTAATAATATATCAAATGCCGCAGTAACACGAGCATTATTTGATCTAACTTCTGCTCTAACATCTAGATCAGATTTTTCTGGAATTCTGATTGGAACACCAAATTGATATAGGTATTGTCCACCAGGTCCAGAAACTTCAGCGGTATGGCCAATTCTAAATGATGTTTGGCCAAAATATCTTACAAACATATCAATAGTAGCATCAGCGCTGCCGGCACATGTCGTACTACCTTGCATTAAGTATGCAATCTTTCCAGCTGGAACAGTGTAAATTGCCATTAACGTTTGGGACTTACCAATATTAATTCTTAATACTTCGGTAGCACCTCTAGAAACTCTAATTTGAGTTTGATTAGCAGTGATGCCATCAATATAAGCTCTATACACTCTTTTAAATGATACAGTACCTGTAGCACTATTTCCAGAAATCGTAAACGTATCTTCTACTTCTTCAAAATTTTCATCTAATCCAAGAACATGAACTGTAATGCCATCGTCTAAAGATGATAATGTGCCATTAGATGTTGTTGTTGAAATAGTCAAAACACCTGGAGTATCAAAAGCACTCCAAGGATATAAAGTATCGTCAACGTCCCATATAGTTCCAGTTTGGCCCTGTGACATCGCAGGAACAGCACCAAATTTATGGATACTTGCCCAGCCATCAACAAGACCAGCCGCAATATTAATATTAGATGAAATACCAGCAGAGTTAATGATATTACCATCTTTGTCAGCCATCATAATGACTTCAAAAATATTGCTATTGGTTACTGAACCAAACCAATCTTGTCTATGTGCCGAGAACTGGGCCATTAGTTATACCTTACTTTTTGATTGAATCAGCTGACTTTTTGATATTGTCAAATGTTTCATCTTCGCCGTCTTTTTCATCGACGATTTCGGTATTGTCGTCATGCATCTTTTTGAAATCTTTTTCACCTTTTGCTCTTGGCTCTTCAGGTGATTCGTCTAAGGATTCATCCCACGGCGCTTTCTTTAAAGATACTTTATCTTTTGGTTGAGCTTTTACAGATTGAAGAGCTCTTTTAATTTGTTTTTGCGAAAGTGGTTTACCTTTAGCC